GGTGCGTACGCGCAGAGTGTCACATCGACCAAGTACGAGAAGTTGTTCTGGTGGGTGTTCGGGTCGTGCATGAATCTCATTCTGTGGGTTTTGGAGTGTTGTCGCGCAGCTCTCGTGGGAGGGTGTGCTCGCGCTGTGAAGGCGTATGGCAACAGCTCGGATGAGGTTCAGGCTTTGCTGGATTTGATCACTTTGTTTGTGCTGCTGGCGGTGGCGTACCACCTTGTGTGGGGAAAGGCTCCGAAGTTAGCTCAGCAGAGTGTGAGCAAGAAAGGTGATTGCTTCCTCGGTCAGGTGTTGACAGAGAAGGGTATGACGTACCGTGTCAGGGTGAACGGTAAGGAGATTACACTGTCAGCAACGGGTGCTGAGGTCGCAGTTACTCACCAAGATGAAATGTCGATGCCGGGATCGGAATACTTTCCTTGTCGCAATCAACCGGTCGGAGCGATACTGACTGCGACTGCTGACTCCGATCTCCGGCTCTTCGGGACTTTCTGGCGCATGGATGATTATTTCATCACCGCCAGACACTGCAGCAACACGCTAAACCAGTCCACCGCTCGGGTTTACCTAGCCAAGTTGAAACAGACTAAACGCGGGAACTTCGAAGTGGACTTGACGGCGACTGTGAAAGTGGACGATGGATTTTTCGATCCGGAGCGCAACATTATTGCGCATTACGACATCGATGCCTTCGTATCAAGTCTTGAAGCGAAAGAGTGGGCCAGAATCGGAGTCACCAAGGCGTCCACCAAGGTGCGCTCCGCGTACAACCAACAGATCCATTCCGTCGGATTCACCACCGATGGCTTGTTGGTAAGTGCGTCCGGTAAAACACTGCCGAACTCTGGCCACGAACTGTTGCACCATACTGCCTCGACGCAAAAAGGTTTTTCAGGTTCCATCATCTTGTGTGGTAATAGCGTGATTGGCATGCACGTGAGTGCGGCTGGTAGTCACAACGTGGCTATCAGAGTCGAATTGTTGAAGTACCTTATTGATGTTGGTCTCAATCAAGAGTCGAACAAGAGAGGAAAATTCACGTACGCAGATGCTTCTTATCGTGAGTACTACCGTGAGCACAAGTATCGCGGAGGAGTAGGCGATTTAATGAAGACGCGTGATGGAAAATTCTCGATTGTTCTGCGCAATGGTGAGGCGACTTACGGGTGGTCGATGAAACAGTTGGCTGAGTGTTTTGGACCTTATGGTAATTACACCAAGGATGAAGACTACTTTCAGGACATGTATTTGAAGACCGTCGGTATCGCCAAGCGCACGCGTGGAAACTACCACGTTGACTTTGACGATGAGAACGTACCCATCAAGGAACAGAAACCGATTCAGTACCGCCTGTACACGATTGAGACCGGGTACAAGGCAGGACATGGTCCATCGCAACCTCTAGTGCAACCGGAAATATTGAAGGTCATCGAGAACAACAAGGAGGAGATTGTCGCTCTCGGATATGAAGAAGGTTCATTCGCTTATCCCGAAATGAATCCGGAGATGGAAAAGAAGTCGATTGTCGGGCACCTGAAGCTCTTCGCTAAGCGCTTGAAGGCCTGTGTGCAACCGCCGACGAAGGATGAAATGGCTAGATGTGCGCGGATAGTGGCGCGCATGCTGCAACCAGCCGCCTTCGTACCGCGATCTGACTACAAAACCATTGACGGGCTGGCCGACATCATCAATTCATCGACCATCCAGGAAACGAAAGCCGCGGGCTACCCTTATGCCGAGCAAGGTATGCCGCTCAACAAACAAGTCATCGAGAAGTTCTCCGTGAGAGGCTTCGCTCAGTTGGTCTTGAACGAGTGGGACAATCTTCAGTTCGACATTAAGCTTTTCCTGAAAGGTGAGCCAAACAAGCTGAAGAAGCTTAAATCGTTCATGGCGCGATGCATTGCCGGTCTTCCTCTTCATGTCACGGTCAAACACGCTAGCGTTTTCTTGCCTTTCGCTGAAGCGTTGGTGAAGAATTGGAAAAAGATTCCTGTCAAGTACGCGTTTTCGCCGGCTAACACTGGCGCGATCGAGCACTTGAAACAGTGCCTGCCCGGAAAAGTCTGGGAAAGTGACAAGTCCACTTGGGACTTCAACTACTTCTACTGGATCGCGCAAATTTGTGGTGATGTCACAAAGTTTCTGGCGATTAAACCAGCGGAGTGGACGGAAGAACAGTTTGACGAGTACAAACGAGATGTCGATCAGTGCATCGAGCAGGTATTCACCAACAGTCGGTATCGTACTTCCGACGGTACCGTGTACGTCGTGGAGAAGGATGGTATCATGAAGAGTGGTTGGTTTAACACGATCTCTTTTAATTCCATCGCGCAATTGGTTGTTCACGTGCTTTGTTGCATGCGGCTCGGAATGGAGGAAGACGATATCGTGGACCTAGCCATCGTGGCTGGAGGTGACGACGTCAACCAAGAGCCAGTGCCTGCAGGTAAGGAAGCTTACGTAGACGAGGCCAGAAAGCTTGGTATCGATATGGAGATCCATGAACGAGAAGACTTGTACCAATCAGAGTACTTCTCGAGTGACTTGCGTATGGGCAAGGACGGACCCGAGTTTTATCCTAAACGTTGGACGAAACACATCGAGAACCTCAAGACTGTCAAGATTGGAGACTTGGCGTCAGCACTGGTATCCCATATGGAGAATTATCGACATGATGTTCCCAAATTTCGCCTTCTGCAGAAGATCTACCACGAGCTTCGCGAGAGTTATCCAGCGGAGTTCCCGATTAGCCGATTGGTGAGCCGTGACATGCTGTTGGCCAGACAGTATGGTTATGAGTGCAACCATTGGTAATCGAGGAGCTTGTTCGTCCTGAGTAAGACGGTAAACTGCTCCGCATGTTTCACAGCATGCGGTTGTTGGAGGTGGTAGGCGTAAAACAATCGAAAAGAAAACAAACAATTGAATATGGCTGAAGACCTACAAGGCCTCAACAACACCAGGTACTACGGTGAAGAAGTGGATGCCCCACTCGGAGCCTATGGTAACTATGTGGGAATGTATTGGTCGAATGGCGAGAGACAAGAGTCCGTGCTATGGGGCGAGAAAGCTCCAGTTGACGAGTTCGACAATCTAGCCCGACAACATGACGCTGCGTACGCCATGTGGAAGGACGAGAGACATCGAATGGCCGCAGATATCATCTTCGCGCAAGAAGCTAATAAGCTTGATAAGAAGTATGGCACGTCCTACGCTTCCGATCCTAAGTTCGCAGCTAACGCCGTCTTGTACGGTAATTACGCTATGCGTCAGGCGAAAGATATTGGACCTGCCTTTGCTCCCACCGGTATGAACGTAGCCGGTTTGATATTGCACGAAGGTAAATACATCTACAACATGCAAAAGATGCTTGATGAGCAGGCGAAATCAGGTGGCAAGAATTATATGAGAGAACAGGAAGACGTGCGCGAGTTCTACAAGAACGCCCCGGCTCCGACCAAGTTTTCCGCGAAGGCGTCGAATCCAGCTGCCAAGCAGCAAGTCGATGCGCCGGTGAGTGGGTCACTTGGGAATCGCGACGTCCCACAGGGCACTGCGCAGAAACTCGCGGAAGAGAGATTCGCGAGCAAACCGAACGCGGTGTTTCCCGACACTCAGGCTCTTGCTCAGGTTAGACTCATTAAACGTCAACGCAAGCACCTCATGGACTATTTACGGAAGAAAAAGAATGCCATCGCACCATCTCCAGAGATAAACAAACCCAAAACAGCGGCAAAACAAGAGAAAAAGAATTTAGACCTTGCTAAACCTGATCAGTTTAGAAGAGACCGCATAAAACCTCTGGGTGCATTCCGATCACGGGGGTAGGAGGCGTAAATAAAACAAAAGAACAAACAACAACAACGAATTTCAACAGGTTTCTAGCGAAATGGCTCGAACTAAAGCGCGAAAGATGCTTGCAGGCAAGTCAATGCGTGCACTTAGCGCTCCAGGTGGTTTCGGAGCAGTGTCGCGAATTAACACAGCACCAGTCTCAGTTGGTAACTCAGTCCGTGGCTCTCGTCCAAGAGTCACACAGACTACTAACGGTGCTCGTGTTGTCGGCCGCGATTTCGGTTTTGCTTTATCAGCTACTGGCTCAGCTGTCACTGGTTTCGAGTTGATAGGATCCATGCCAATCACGCCTTGCGTGTTGCCATCATCCGTCCTTCGGAACTATTGCCAGATGTTTGAGAAGTTTAAGGTGAACAAGATCGTGGTGCACTACATCACAAGTATTCCGACCTCACAAGCTGGCGACGTAGTGTTCTACTATGAGCGGGACGCTTTTGCGCCGATGTGTGATTACTCTAATTCATCATTCCTTCCTTTCGTTCTGTCGGATCCCAACACGGTGATTGGTCCCCAGTGGACAAACCATAGCGCTGCTATCGTCCCTGTCGCTGATTGGAAGACCACGCTGTATGGCAATCAGACCGATTTGAACGAGGACAAAGCTGGTGTGATCCACATGTTCTCTAAAACGAACGCAGCTAACTCGCCGGGCTATATCCTCATTGATTACGACATCTCGTTCAAAGAGTTGTCAGTCAACCCGCGTGCCGGAGCATTGCCAATTGCTCGCGGTCAGTCCACTTTTGTGTGTTTCAATACTACGACAGCAACCACTGCAGGCTCTGCTGCAATTTGGAACATCACTACAGGCAAGACCGTGGCCAATCAGACTTCGGCGGCTCCTACAGGAGCAATCAATGGGGACATTTACAAATGCGTACTACAAGTCACTGCCTCCACACAAGTCAATGCAGCATGGAGTGGTACTACAACCCCAACGGTAAGCAATATGCTGCAGTACGCAGCTGCTAACAAGGCCATCACCATAGATGACGGTTTTACTTGTTATGCTAGCTACTATTCGGGTTCCAGTTGGTACTTGTTCGCGACCCTTGAGGACGCTATCACAGGTTCCAATGCAATTGAGTGGCAGACGTCGTTTAACCCGGTCGCAATTAACATTTGCGCGGAACTATATTTGGTTCGAAACACGACAGACCTGACACAGAGTTCGTACTAACCCCGTTACATATGCATAATTGTATTTCTGCATGTGTGGACCCCGGCATGTCTATAAACTGCCCAACTCGAGACTTTCCCTGATCTCGTTTATAATCCTCGAATTGAACCCCGAGGGCGCATGAATGCGTGGGGGCCGT